GGTTGCGGGTCGGAAGGATCGAGTTGGTCATTGCGGGTCTCCGTGGTTGACGGAGACGACTAACGCTCTGTTCGCGAGCACTATCCAGTCAAATAGACGGTTTTCCGGCTCTTTTCAGACTTGCACCCCCGGTCGCTAACTCGCGGGTGTGAAAAGTTTGGGCCAAGCGCGGTTTCCCCCGCCGAGGGCCCAGACTTTCGATGCCCCCCGGGGTCTTTGCTGCTATTCGCAGGGTCAGGGAGGCCAATGAGATGACTGGCGACGTGGCGAAAATTGATCAGTTCCACCAGCATGAGGTGCTGCACACCGTGCACATCGTCTCATCGATGTTCGAGGATTACGTCCTTGCTCATCCCTACACGCAGAGCGATCTCGACATCCGCGAGGCGGCAGACAAGATCAGCGCCGCCCTTGGGGACCTCTACCAGCTGATTGGCCAGAAGAACCTGGCGGACACAGCTGACTGATTGGCCACCCGTCGGAGCCCACGGCGACCGTCCTGCGCTGGCCGAATTGTTCGGCAGTCCGCTTGGCATGGCACTCGGCGCAGAGGCAGCGGATATTGCTGTCCTCGTCCGATCCGCCACGGGCTAGCGGCACGATGTGGTCAGGTACGGTCGCCTCGCGGACAATCCCGGCAGAGGCGCAATCACGGCAGAGGGGTTCCGCCCTTAATCGACGCAGGCGCTGCGCAACTGCTTGGCGTCCCCGAAGTCGTTCAGCCATCGCACAACGCCTGCAACGAGAAACGCCCGGAAGCTGGTAAGCCCCGGGCGCAACTCGCATCACTACATTTCGGAAACATCTACAGCAGAGCAATACTCTCGTCAATGCTGAAATGCATTTTTATCGTTTAATCACAGTTTGTTAGTTCAACTGATAGGCGAGAGAAACCCGGTTCGAACCCGCCATATCAGTTGGCAGGCTGAAGGACTGCGGTGAGCTTGCGGTGTATGGTCGCCGCATAGGGATTCACGACCGTCAGGCCGCGCCAGACAAACCCGTCCTGCATGTCCTCGCTGAGCACCAGTGTCGCACCTGCCTCGGCTGACGCCGCCAGGATCAGGGCGTCCCAGTATTGCAGGCGATGGTCGACCACGAGATCGAGTGCCGAGGCCATGATGGTCGTGCTGCTGTCGGCCGTCTCGAGCGACTGGCTGTACTCGATCAGGATCGAACGGGCTTCGTCGGCGCTGACACCGGCGCGGGAAAGCACCACGAACAGCTCACCCAGCGCCTGGACCGGCGCGATCAGGGTGGCCTGTTCATTGAGCCGGGCGATCAGATCACGGGTGGTTTCGATCTTGGCGCCGTCCTGCGGCGACCGGTCAACGCCCGCCAGATAGGCAAGGACGTTCGTATCAAGCGCGATGCGGAACATCAGCTGTAGAGGTCGTCACGGGTCCATGCGCCGGCGTGCCGGTTGGGCAGCTTCTGGACAAAATCCAGCAGCGAGCTCACCGAACGACGCTGACGGTCACGGTCGATGGGCACGACCCGGGCGACAGGACGTCCCCGGGACATGACCACATAGCTCTCGCCTTCCTGCACATCGCGGAGCATCTCCGAGAAGTGCTGATTGGCGTCACTGGCACTGATTGCGCGTTCCATGAGCATCAATTTAGTGCAAACCACTAAATCTTGCAAGAACTGCCGATGCCGAACAGGGCCACCAGCGCCTCGAGCCCGTGCTCCAGATTGCGCAGATCGGCTGAACCCCACGCCGCTGCATCGACCTCGTAGCAGACCACCGCATGGACAAGGACGCTCGGCCGGCGTCCCGTCGTTGCCGCTGCGTCACTGTCGGCCACCCGCAGCATCAGGATTGCAGCCGCTGCGCGCTTGCGGATCTTGGCGACGTAGTCCGGATCGAGTTCGGCTGTGCTGCGACCGAAGATACCCTCGTCGAGCAGCAAACCGCTCGCCGAATGCGGGTGGATAGGCGGCAGCCCCATGACCGCACGGTTGCGGGCCATGAGATCACCGTAGAGCTCGGCTGCCGCCAGTTGCTCGGCCGTGATCTTGCCGGCGAATGCCAGCCGCCCGATCGCCGAGCCCAGCCGTTCGTCCTTGGCCTGCCTCGCGGAGACGCCGTACTGACGCTGGCGGGCATCCAGCACGGTCGCCGTGACTTCCCGCAGGGTCTCGGCTTTGCCCGGTTGCACCAGCTTGCCGCAGGGGTGGCGGCGGCCCGCCTTGCGTTTACGACCGCGAGCCACGGATGATCTCCGGGATGAGCGCCGCATAGCCGATCACATCGACGGGGCCGTCTGCGTAGCTGGGGTCGTGCGCCAGCCGGGCCAGCTTCAGGTCGATCATGCACAGCGCTACCTGCTGGGCGGTGACAGGCGTGCCGAGGGTGATCGACCAGCGCCGGGCAATCGCCTCCATCTGGGACTTGGGATCGCCGTAGGCAGCACCGCGATCTTCGAGCACCTGCGCCACACGCTTCAGGAAACCGGCCGCGCTCACCGGACACCTCCACGGGTTTCGATGGCCCAGAGCAGGATGGCGATCGCGTCGGCCTCGTTGTCGTCGGCAGGCGCAAAGCCCTTGGCCTGGACAGCCGCGATGACAGCCGCCTTGTCGGCGTTACCCTTGCCGGTGATGAACCGCTTGATCGTGCCGACGGGCACGCCCTGGTAGGCGACCAGATGCTCTTCGCACCAAGCGGTCAGCATGCCCAGCAGGCCGCCATAGACGTGGGCCGCGTCGGTGCCGGCGTGGCGGCGGACTTCCTCGAAGTAGATCGCCTCGATTGGCCCCGCATCGAGATCAAGCTGCTCGAGCCAGCGCCGGAAGCGCAGGTAGCGCATGCCGCCGCCGTCGTAGCGGGTGTGCTTCAGCGACACGGTGCCGGTGCTGATGTGGCCGCCGGGCGACCGGAGTGCCCAGCCGGCGCTGGTGCCAAGGTCGAGGGCAAGGACAGCGCCGTGACGGATGGTGACGGATGTGACGGGTTCTCCGTTATCACTTCCAGAGGCGCGCACGTGTGCGCGTGTAACGCCTATAAGGGGACGATCCGTCACATCCGTCACCGACATTGATTTTGCTGACATTTTTCAAAACTCCATCGGGCTGGACTGGGGTTGGGCCTGGCGCAGGGCGAGACCCCGGAAACCCCGGGCTTTGTTGGTGTTGGCGCGCTGGAACCCGCGGTTGGCGAGGGTCTCAGAGAACCGTTTGTTCGAGCCGGCGAATTCGCCGTTGGCATCGGCCCAGTTCTTCCAGTCCGCGTAGAGACGCTGGGAGGTGTCCTGCAGATGCGGGGCCTGATCGCAGCGCTCATCAAGCCAGCGACCGATTGCGTCCTCCGCCTCGAAATATTCCTCGGTGGCGGCGAGCACCGACGCCGGAGGTTTCAGGCCGATGCGTTGCCATTCGAGGCATCCGCGCAGTGCCCAGGCTAGGATGCCGTCGCGTTCGGCCAGCAAACGGTCAGCCAGTCGCTTGTCCCGCTTGTGGGGCGGGATGGTCACCGTGAACGGGATCATGTGCAGACGGCGGCGCATGGCCTCGTCGACGTTGCGGATCGAGGGCTTGTGGTTGCCGACTACCAGCAGCTTGAACTGCGGAATGAACTCGAAGAAGTCCTGGCGCATGAAGCGGGCGGTGATCTTGTCGCCGCCGGTGAGCGCCTTGAGCTTGCTCTCCGCCCAGCGGCTGCCCTGTTCGGTCTCGATCGCCGATACGACGCGAGCCCCGCGCAGGCCTGCCATATCGGTCGGGTGGCGGTCGCCATGGCTCGCCATGAACATGTCCATCGCGGCGACGGTCGCGTAGTCCCCGATGATGGCGGTCAGCGTGTTGGCGAAAACCGATTTGCCGTTCGCGCCGGTCCCGTAGAGGAAGAACAGGGCGTGTTCGGTTGTAACCCCGGTCAGGCAGTAGCCCGCCATGCGCTGGAGGTAGCGCTGAAGCTCGACATCCCCGCCAGTGACGGTGTCGAGGAACGCCAGCCAAACCGGGCAATCGCCCTGCGGCGAGGCTGCGGTGATCTTCGTCATGTAGGCTGGCCGGTCGTGCGGACCGACACCGCCTGAGTGAAGGTCGACGATGCCGGCGGGCGTGTTCAGCAACCACGGGTTGCGATCCCACACCTCGGTGGTTTCCGCATGGCGACGGTCCGCACGGGCGATCCGTTCGACGGCCGCGATGGTCGAAGCCGATGACAGTTTGGCCTTCAGCTTGGCGCTTGCCGCCTTTCGTGCCGCCGACCGGCAGATCTGCCGCGACAGATCATAGGCATGGAGCGTCTCTTCCTTGCGCCAGACCGCTCCTGTCCAGGTGTGCCACTGTCCCCATGCGGCGACGTAGCGCCAGTCGTCGGAATGCTTGTCCGTGAAGGCTTCAGCCAGGGCGTCTTCGGTCAACTGGACCGGCGCCGAACTCCCGCCGCTCTGTCCGCCGCCGGCAGGCGGACCACCACCTGTGGTCGCGTCGAGATAATCGTCACCGTATCGGGCTGCGTCGAGCTTCCAGATCTTCTCGGCTTCCGAGCGAAGTCGTGCCTCCTCCCAGGGCGGATCGATCCGGGCGTTGTTGTAATCGACGATTTCCTGCCACGCCTGAGGGGCGGTGACATGACCTTCCCGGCAACGACGGATCCAGTAACCGATGATCCGTGTCAGGGCCTCGAAGCGGGTGGTGCCGTCGACGCCGCCCTCGCGGACGACCCGGCCGAACAGCTCGGTGACCGCGCCATGCGCCAGTCCTGCGTCATTGAAGTCGAGATCGTTGGGAGCCTCGCCCTCAAGAGGTGGCATCGCCATCACCGCCTCGACCAGATCGCCGAGGTCATGATCCTTTTCACGGTGGTGGAGGATTTCCACCAGCCGCCTCTGCCCGGACTTCGCATGAACGGAGCCGGCAACGCGGATCGGCTGGTGCGCCGAGCGGAAGGATGTGTCGCCGCCGACCTTGCAGGCGATCATATACCTTGCGCGGCAAACGGTCGTGATGTCCTCACCCTCTGCGGGTTCGGACAGTCGCCAGTAGAGGTGCAGCTTGCGCTGACCCTCAGCGGTTACGCCCCCTGACGCCACTTCCAGCGTGGGCTCGCCAAGATGCGCAACCAGGTGGTCGCGCTTGGCTCCGATGTCCCCGTGATCGAGATCGACCAGAACCACCTGTGTCTGCAGGATCTGGTCAGCCTTGGCCTCACCGGCGGTGGCGACGGTTCCGGGTACCACGAACAGCGCCATACCATTGTCGGCAGCCCATCCAGCCTGCACCGCGAGCTTGGCGGCGAAATCCGCGTCGTTCTCCATGAACGGCGTGTGCGGGATCTGGTCGACGCCGCCTTTTTCGGCGAGCGCGCGGACCGGGACCAGATGATCGCAATAGCCGAAGACTGTGTCGGCGAAGGTCGCGATCATGGCACTGTCGGGGAGGACGGGCGCGGCCTCCGCACCTGCTTCGGAAGCCATCATGCCCAGCACCTCTGTTTCCAGGGGCACCACGCGCATTCGAAATGGTCGGGATCAGACGCGACGCGAGGCAGCCACTCGTCGGCATCGCATGCCTGCAGGATCCGTACGGCCTTGTCGCTGCAGGCCTGCGCCAGCGCCCCGTTAAACGGCACGAGTTCATGCCAGAGCTCGCAGGTGTCCTTGTTGATGGCGGTGAAGACGGCCGGATGCTCGGTAAGGCCGAGATAGGCCTGATAAAGCGCGATCTGCGCCGCATAGACGGGCTTCGAGACCGTCACCCCGCGCTTGACGATATCCCGCCAGTTCTTGGCGTTCGCGGACTTGCACTCCCACAGCGCCGGAACTGCGAGCCCGTCGGGCGCCGCCACAATGACCCCGTCGATGTGCCCGCGCACGCGGCCGTTAGCGACGGAGAACCCGAACTGGTCACCATCACGATTGCGGGTGCGCAGGTCGTAACCGGCCTTGATCAGCCAGTCGACGGCAAGGTCCTCGAAGATATGGCCGACCGCGAAAATGCGCAGCGTCTTGCCGGAGAATTCCTCTCCGGGGTCGCGCGGGGATTTCAGGAACTCATGCTGCAGCTTGCGGGAGCAGCTTTCGCCAAGGCGACTGCCGCCCAGATAGGAGCGGGGTTCGCGCTCGCCGTTTGCCTTGGTGAGCGCATCGTCGATCCGGGCATTCACCAGATCCACGAAGGTGGCCGGCTTTTCCCGGTGATTGAAGTCGAGCGGGCCGTGCATCAGAACGGCACCTCGGGCGCGCTCTCCCACATCGACCGCTGAAAACCCGCAACAGCCGCTTCCGCGATGGCTGCTGCCTGCTGGTCTGTGAGCTCGTTGAAGCGCCGGTGCCAGCCGATCTGGCCAAGGGCATTCGCCATGGATTTGAGGGCGGCGACCAGCGCCGCACGTTCGCGTTCGCCGGTGTTATCCATGGCCTACAACCCCGGTCAGGACGACCAGCGTCAGGGCGGGCAGGTGATTCGCGGCAGCAACGGTTCCAACCACGATGATGGTCGGGTCTGTGGAACGATTTATGTGGATTGCGAGACGGTAGCCTGCGACCCGGGTGCGGGCCCGCAGCTTGCTGAAAAGCTCGGAAAAGTGGGGCATTTGACAGGACTCCAGATGGTCCTGTCACTTACCGGCGAGGCCGCCGGACTGTCGGGAGAACAGAAAAGGAACTTGCCCTCTTGGCAAGTCCATTAGGGGCGATAGGCTGGGTCTATTGTTGGTCGACCTGGGGGCCCGTCGATATGTCTACTTTCAATCCTCGCACCTTTCTTAACCCGGATCGGCTTTGCACGATTTCTCCGGATCTTCTGTTCCAGTTCCTCAGCAACTGGAAGCCGTTCTTTGACGGAAAGTCGTTTGACCTGACGCCCCTGACTTCCAGCAAGCCGCATTATGAAAAGGTGGCCGAAGTCCTGTTGGCGTCTGACGGCACTATGCCGGCCGATATGGTGGATGCGCTCCACTACATAGACGAAATGGCGCGCGATGACGCGATCGACGCATTGCTTGAGCGCGCTGAGGATGACGGTCACACAATCACCGTCACCGAAGACAGCTCTCCGGCCGACGCCGCAATCCAGGTCTGGCAAGCAAACCCCGACCTGCTGATTGAGGTTCATGCGGAAACGCTGGCGCTGAAGCAGCAGAGCTTCATGTACTACGCCGGCAAAAAGACGAACCGTCGCGACCTAATGAAGCACACACCTCAGGAGGATTCAGCTATCCAGTCCAAGGTCGATGACTGGTTCGCCCAAAAGCGTCGTGGACGTGGGAGCAGGGTCTTCTTCTTCAAGAACGACAAGAAGGTCTGGATCGTTATCCGCCACGGCAAGCCCATGCAGCGCGAAGGCAGCCACAACGACGACGGGTCCACCGGGATCGCCTTCTATCGGCCTCAGGAACACGATGTTCTGGTCTATGATCGGAAGCATGACGAGATGGGGGTGAACTGCAGTTCACGCCCTTTGCGCGATCACTACCTCGAGGTGATCGGGGAGGTCCTGTTCGGGGACAGATATTATTTCGACACCGCCAAGAAATACACATTGGCACCATTGGCGTCTCTTGGGCCAAGTGCTCTTGCCTGTAACGACGTAGAAGGAATTGACTGGGTTCGCCTAACAGAGATCCAGATACCTCACGGGGGCGGGTTTCTAATCTACAAGCATGATGACGTATTTAACACGGAAGCCGCATTCATAAGCACGATGCTGGCGATGGGAGCGCCCTTTACAAGGGCCAGCTTCAAGATGAAGTTCAGACACTCAAAGAATCCGCGGACATTGAACATTCTCCCCTCCAGCGTCGCACGCTACACGCAGAAGGGTGACAGCCCGGCTGTTGAAGAATGGCTGAAAAAGCGTGGGTTCGACATTTCCGAAGCGGTTGGCGGGGACGATGATGGCGACGAAGATCTGGGCCGCGATTGAGACCATCCCTTCGGCCGGGGCAACCCGAAAGCACTGGGAGGCAATCTCAGGCGATGACTGGTCGGCACTTTCATCGCTGCTCCGAGCAACCGGCATGGAAGTAGAGAGCATCCCATGCTTCAAGGTCCGACCGGGGGGATGTATTCGTCGGATTGTCAGGCATTCGCCGGACAACATTCGCGCGGCTTGCGGGGAGCCCGCGGCGCTCTGCAAAAGTGAAAAGCTAACGGCTACAGAAACCGAGGCTCTTGCTGTTGACCGGGTAAAGCTGACCAATGGTCTCGCGGGCGCCCTTCATCTGACCAATGGCAAGATGCCTTTGGCATCTCAGAACCTGATCAATCTTGGCCATCACTATGTTCATGCAGGCTTGGGTTTTCCCGTGTTTCTGTGGCTAGGTGGGAACACCATCATGGACGCGCACGCGGCCTTCGCGGACGTGGAAGCGTTTATGGGGGCCAAGCTCGTTCTTGCCACGACTGATGCGGGTCTGGGAGCTTCCGCTAAGGCTTACCTAGCCAAGATTGGTGCGACCGCCATGTCGCTTGAAAATATCGTCGGAATTGATGCCAGCGGTCTGATCCCGCTCGCCCCGGTCGAACAGATGTTCGCTACCTTGCGAGCAGATTTCGAGAAGCCTGGCGATGATGGGGTATGGCTGCTTCCGAAGGACGCAGTTTGGTCAAAACTGACGATTGAGTTCCGAGAATTGCAGGAAATCGAGGCTCAGTATCCAGGCGTGAAGCCGAAAAGGCTTACACCTCAGGATTTGGGTCTTTGGGACGCTGAGTCTGGGCGGCCGAAGGCAAGCTGGAACGCCTTGATGACGATTCCCACGAATAACGATGTGCTAAAACCGCTGCATGGCAGTCAAATAACGGATGCCTTCAAGCAGACCAAGAAGCAGCTCAAGGAGGTACTGGGGAAAGTGATCCCGATACCCGGTGATCCGTTCGAGTACGATCGCCAGGCCAAAGTCTATCGGCCCCACTTCCTCGTTCGGACCGACGCCCTTCGTCAGGGCCGAGAGGACCAGAACTGGTGAAATTTCACCCTTAGAAAAAAACAGCCACGAAATTTTTTTTCGCAGTGAAGCCCTCGGAAAACAGCGGTTTTCCGGGGGCTTCTTGTCTGTGGCGCGTCCAGGCCACCGCTCCATCGTGAAATTTCACCCCCCGCCATGTCCGGGCCGCCGTGCCCGCCAACATGGACTGGGCGAAAACACATGGAGTTCGAAAACCGCTACACTGGAATGCCGTCGCGCGTCGTGCGCAACATCAAATACAAGGCCGCCAAGCTGGCGCGCAGCGGTGCGCTGCCCGGCATGGACAAGGAAGACATCGAGCAGGAGCTGATGCTCGACCTGCTCCGGCGGAAGGAGCGGTTCGACCCCGACCGCGCATCCTTTGACACCTTCGCTGACCGCGTCGTCACCAACCGCGTGGCCAGCCTGACGGCATCGACCCACAAGCTACGCGCCGAACGCATCACGATTTCCCTCGATTTCGTGGTCGCCAACGACGACGAAGATGAAGGAAGCAGCCTGATCGACAAGCTGGACGACCTCGAAAACCCCTGTGCCCTCGACGAACTGAAGATCGGCCTTGCCCGCGATGTCGCGCGCTTCATCGGTGACCTGCCGCCGGTGTTGCAGCGCTACGTCGCTATCCTGGCCGCCGACAACGTCTGCGAAGCTGCGCGGGAAGCCGGGCTGCACAGGTCAACCATTTACGAGCGCAAGGAGCAGATCCGCCGGGCCGCCGAGGAATGGGGGCTCGCGGAATATCTCGGCCTGATCCCGACAGTCCTGAATCGCCGCCGGTAAGTGACAAGCAGAGGACGACGGCAACGCCGCTCGAAACCTCGCCAAATCATGCCGGGCCTTCGGGCGAATAGAACACCCCCAGTGGGGAACAACCCGACCGCGTGCTCCAGGGCGGCGTCGGGCCCGGCAGATGTTTGCCTGACGAACCCTGGTCCCTTCGACGAAACGGGGAGACCCTCGAAATGATTACGACTTCGCCTCTCAAGCGCCTTCGCAAGTCCATGTGGCTTCACGATGTGCCCGATATCCTGAACGTGCCTGCGGTGGGCGATGACCCCGCAGCCTATGTACCGACCGAGGAGGCCACGCTTGACGAAGTGGCTTTCGCGGAAGTTGCGGTGGCGCGCCAGGCTTCCGCTCTCAACCGTGTTTCTGCCGCGCTGAACGAGATCATCAAGCTTGCGCGGCGTCAGGGGGCACACGGCTACGACAATGCGGTCGCCGCCGCGCTGCGCGAACTGGAGAGCGGCAAGTGAGCGCCCCCTTCAGCAGCGGGCCGCTGCAGATCATCACGGCCGACGAACGGCTCAAGGAACGTCGCGGTATCAAGGGGGTGCTTACGGGCACCTCCGGTATCGGCAAGACCTCGCAGCTCTGGACCCTCAACCCGGACAAGACGCTCTTCCTGAACCTCGAGGCGGGCGAACTTGCCGTCCAGGGGTGGCCTGGCGATGAAATCCGCATCCGCGACTGGGACCGCGCACGCGATCTGGCCTGCTGGATCGGGGGTCCCAATCCGGCCATGCGCGATGACCAGAGCTACAGCCGCGCCGACTACGCGCGGGTGTGCAATTCCTTCGGCCCGCCGAACATCCTCGAGAAGTACGACACGATCTTCGTGGACTCGATCACCGTGGCGTCGCGCCTTTGCCTTCAGTGGGCGAAGGGCCAGCCGCAGGCAATGTCCGACCGCAGCGGCAAGGCCGACATGCGCGGTGCCTACGGCCTGCTCGGTCAGGAGATGATCGGTTGGCTGACCCATCTGCAGCACACCCCGGACAAGAACGTGTGGCTGGTTGGGCTGCTCGACAAGCGGCTGGACGACTTCAACCGCCCGTTTTTCTCCCTGCAGATCGAGGGCAGCAAGACCGGTCTCGAACTTCCCGGCATCGTCGATGAGATCGTGACCCTTGCCGACATCCGTCCGGCTGAAGGGGCTCCGTACCGCGCCTTTGTCTGCACGACCCTCAACGAGTTCGGTTTCCCCGCCAAGGACCGGTCCGGCCGTCTCACCACCATCGAGCCCGCCCATCTCGGGCGCCTGATGGACAAGATCCGTGGCCCGCTTTCCGGGCCCCCGGCGACCCGCCTCGACTTTGAACTTCCCGACACCAACCCTGCGCAAGCTGGAGCGTAACGACATGATCGATATGGATTTCAACAGCGCCGACACCCAGGATTCGGCCTTCGCCCTCATTCCCGCCAATACGCTGGTCCGCCTTCACCTGACCATCCGTCCGGGTGGCGCCGGTCCCGAAGGCTGGCTCACCCAGAGCAAGAGCAGTTCTGCCCTCTACCTCAACACCGAGGGCGTGATCGAAGAAGGCCCGCATGCTCGCCGCCGTATCTATACGCGCATCGGCTTCCGTGGCCGCAACGCCGATACCGGTGCGGAGGACACCTACGCGAACCGCGGGCGGGCCCTGCTGCGCGGCATCCTTGAGTCCGCTCATGGTGTCCGCTCCGACGACACCTCGGACCAGGCCCGGTCAAAGCGCACGATCCGCAGCTTCGGCGATATGAGCGGCCTGACCTTCATCGCCAAGATCGGGATCGAGCGCGACAAGAACGATCCGAGTGATCAGGGCCGCAACGTTGTCGTCGCCGCCATCGGTCCCCAGCACCCTGAATACGCCGCCCTGATGGGCACCACGCCCGGCGCATACACACCCGCCGCCAGCGCACCGGCCATGGCTTCCACGAACGGCGGCGCGCCGTTCTGGGCCCAGTAAGCGGAGGCACCACCATGATCCCTCGGGACTACCAGCGGGCGGCAGTCGATGCCGCCCGAACGAAGACTGCTGCCCACGGCAACACGATCCTCATGCTTCCGACCGGCGCCGGCAAGACGGCTGTCGCCGGGTTCTACATCGGGGAAGAAGCGGAAGATCACCGCAACGCCCGCATCCTGATGCTTCAGCACACTGATGAACTGGTCCAGCAGAACCTCGCCGCCATCAGCGGCATCACGGGGCTGCGCTCCTCGATCGTCAAGGCGTCGCAGAACGACTGGACCGGTCAGCTTGTGTTCGGCAGCGTCCAGACCCTTGCTCGCGCCAATCGCCGGGCCGACATCGGCCATATCTCGCATCTCGTCATCGACGAGTGCCACCGCGCGGCTGCGGCCGGTTACATGGACATCGTCAATGATGTCCGCCGCATCAATCCGAAGGTGAAGATCCTCGGGCTGTCTGCGACCCCTAGCCGGGGGGATGGCCGCTCTCTGCGGCAGACCTTCAGCAACATCGGGTATCAGCTGAAAATCGGTACCCTCATTGCCCGGGGGATTCTCGTGCCGCCCCGGACCTACACGATGGACCTCGGTGTGGGTGAGGAGCTGGCCGATATCGACGCGACCGCAGGCGACTTCGACATGCGCCAGGCAGACAAGGTCCTGAACCGCGCGGTGCTCAACGATGCGGTCGTGCGGCACTGGAAGGATAAGGCCGGCGACCGTCGGACCATCTTCTTCTGCTCAACCGTCTACCATGCCGATGCAGTCGCTGCTGCCTTCCGGTCCGCCGGGGTGACGGCCGAGACGATTTCGGGCGACATGGCAGGTGCCGACCGTGCGGATCTCATCGCGCGCTTCGACCGTGGCGATGTCCAGGTCCTGACCAACTGCATGGTGCTGACCGAAGGCTTCGACAGCCAGCCGGTGGGCTGCATCGGCATCCTGCGCCCGATGCTTCACAAGGGCACCTTCATTCAGGCGGTGGGTCGCGGGCTGCGCAAGGTTGATCCCCAACGTTACCCCGGCATCATCAAGACCGACTGCGTCATTCTCGACTTCGCAGGCGCGGCCATTCGTCACGGCTGCCTCGAGCAGGAAATTTCGCTCGACGATGACGACACGGACCCCGGCACGGCACCCTACAAGACCTGCCCGGACTGCGAAGCCGAGATCCCTCTCGGGACGGGTGAATGCCCGTTCTGTGGCCATGTCTTCACCCGCCAGGTCGGCGAGAAGCACATCCTGACCGATTTCGAACTGCTGGAGATCGACCTGCTGAACCAGTCGCCTTTCCAGTGGTGCGACGTCAGCGGTGACGGCTCGTCTCTGATCGCCAGTGGGTTCGACGCCTGGGCTGGCGTGTTCCATGACGGCACCCTCTGGCATGCATTGGGCGGTCCCAAGGCCGGTGCACCGCGCAAGATCGCGATCGGGACCAAGGTGCAGGTTCTGGCCGAGGCCGACGATTTCCTGCGTTCGGCTGAGAGCAGTTTCGCTGCCGCCAAGAGCAAGCGTTGGCTCAAGGAACCCGCGTCCACCAAGCAGATCAACTGCCTGAGCAGGGCCGGCGCATCTGTGTCGCCGATGAATTTCGGCTTGTCCAAGTACGATGCAAATTGCCAGCTGCGCTATTACTGGAACCGCCATGCGATCACTTCGGCGGTCTTCGGGCAGGCGCACCGGAGCGCCGCATGAAACGCCCTAACCCGCTTCATCCGGACAAGATGTCGCCAGCCGCGCGGCGGGCTGAACTGTGCGATCTGCTTGGAGCTGGGCTCGCTCGCCTGCACCTGCGGATTACGGGTCAACTATCTGAAGAAGATGGAGACTTTCCGCTACACAACTCGCTCGAACAGAGCGGTAGTGCCGGTGCAACTCACCGGAGCAAAGCACAATGAAACCTGATCCCGTACTCGCACGGCTGGCGGCCATGAAGGCAGCGCCCATCGCCGAACTGAAGAAGCAGTGGCGTGAACTGTTCAACGAGGAGCCGCCGGCCTTCAACCGGCGCTACCTCGAAAGCCGACTGGCCTACCGCATCCAGGAACTCGCCTACGGCGGGCTGAAGGTGGAAACGGTCAAGCGGCTCCAGCAGCTCGGCGAACAGCTCGACGGGGGGAACATCACTACCCGCCGGGTCCGTGCCGACCTGAAGCCCATCACCGGCACCCGCCTGATCCGCGAGTGGCAGGGGGTGGAGCACACCGTGACCGTCACCCTCGACGGCTTCGAATGGCAGGGGCGTCCCTACCAGTCGCTGTCCGCAATTGCCCGCGCCATCACCGGCTCACGCTGGAACGGCTGGGTATTCTTCGGCCTCAAGGATCATCGGAGGGCAGCATGAACAAACCGCTCGTCCGCAAGCTGCGCTGCGCGGTCTATACCCGCAAGTCATCGGAAGAAGGGCTCGAGCAGGAGTTCAACTCGCTCGATGCCCAACGCGAGGCCTGCGAGGCCTACATCGCCAGTCAGCGGTCTGAAGGCTGGGTGCCGGTCCGCGACCATTACGATGATGGCGGTATCTCTGGCGGCACGCTGGAACGCCCCGCGCTGCAGCGCCTGCTGGCCGATATCGATGAGGGCCTTGTCGACGTGGTGGTGGTCTACAAGATCGACCGTCTTTCCCGCTCGCTGATGGACTTCTCAAAGCTGGTCGAGGTTTTTGACCGGAACGATGTGACCTTCGTGTCCATCACGCAGTCGTTCAACACCACGACCTCCATGGGCCGCCTGACCCTGAACATTCTGCTCAGCTTCGCCCAGTTCGAACGCGAGGTTACCGCGGAGCGCATCCGCGACAAGTTCGCGGCCAGCCGCGCCAAGGGCATCTTCATGGGCGGGGTGCCGCCGCTCGGCTATGATGTTCAGTCCCGCAAGCTCATCGTCAACGAGGCCGCCGCCGCCAACGTCAGGTACATCTTCCAGCGGTTTTCAGAAGTCGGTTCCGGCACGACCATTCTGCGCGAGCTAGCCCAGCGCGGGATCACGACCCGTCAGGGCAAGCCCATTACCAAGGGGTTCCTCTACCGCCTTCTGAACAACAGGGCCTACCTTGGCGAAGCGGTCCACAAGGGCAAGAGCTACCCGGGCGAGCATGACGCGATCATCGATCAGGACGTGTGGGATGCCGTGCGGACCATCCTGACGGAAAGCCCTCGCGTTCGCGCCAATCGCTCGCGCGCCAACACACCGGCCTTGTTGAAGGGGCTGCTGTGGGGGGCAGATGGGGCGGCATTCTCTCCCTCCCACACCCGCAAGAACGGCAAGCTCTATCGCTACTATGTCAGCCAGACGCTGCTCCGCCACGGGGCAGGTTCCTGCACGGTCGGGCGTGTGTCGGCGGCAGAGATCGAAGGGACGGTGGTCGACCAGCTTCGCGCGGTATTCCGGCAGCCCGAGATCATCGTCGGCGCATGGAAGAGCGGCGTGAAGCATGCACGGGGGATGACCGAGGCGCAGGCCCGCGATGCACTGACCAGCCTCGACCCCATGTGGGATGAGCTGTTCCCAGCCGAACAGGCGAGGATCGTCCAGTTGCTGGTCGATCGCATCATCGTCGGCAGCGCCGGCCTGGACGTCAGGCTTCGGGTCGACGGACTGGGGGCGCTGGTCCGTGAACTGCAGGCGCCCGAACTGGAGGCAGCCGCATGAACGCGCTGGCCTCGGGGTCCCAGACCATATCGATCCACATTCCCTTCCAGATCACGAAGCGCGGCGGGCGCAAGGAAATGGTCCTGCCGGCGGGCTCGCATCCCCAGCGCTCGCGCACCGACAATACGGTGGTCAAGGCTCTGGGCCGCGCATTTCGCTGGAAGCGTATGCTTGAAGCCGGATCCTACTCAAGCGTGACCGAGCTGGCAGAGAAGGAAGGGATCGGCATGAGCTACCTGACCCGCGTCCTGCGCATGACGCTGCTCGCCCCTGATATCATCGAGGCTATCCTCGAAGGCAGGCAAGGCGACGGGATCGACCTGACCACACTGGCCAACCCTTTCCCCTACGAGTGGGAGGCGCAGCGGCGGCATTTCTCCAAGTGAGTCTGATAACTGACCTCAGCCCAATCCGAAATGGCGCTCAAAGAAGGCCGCCAGCTTATCCAACACCGTTTGCTTCTTCGCGGCGTGCCCGTTGTTTTTTGCAAACCTCGACACAGGCGGCAGGATCTTCGTAATCGCGGTGCCGGTGGTGGGAATGCTGCCATCACGAAAGGCATTTTCGACGAAGCTACGCGTGGCATCGGCATTGAGGTTCTCGTCCGCGATAATGCGCTCCAGTTCCTCGACCCTTTTTGCCGCCATGAACGCCTGCCATTGCGCGTCAACCTTGGCCGTGGTCGACAGGGAGTCCACGAACTGTTCGATGAGGTCCTTCTTGTTGCGCAAGGATGGACTGGAGTTGATGGCGCGTTCGATCGTCGCGCGGATTTCTTTGTCCGCGCCCGTGCCCTTTGCCTTCAGGTAGCGTTCGACCAGCAGAAGGATATAATCGACGTTGATTTCGACCTGCTTGATGAGCTCGATCTCGAACACCACGTCGTCATTGATGGCCTCCTTTTCGGCATCCGACGTACTGCGGAATTCAGCATAGAGGTTCAAATATAGGCTCTGGTAATCCTGAAACTCTCGTTCGCTCAAAATTCCGTTGCCGGCAAAGTCGTCGAAAGCGGTGAGGATATTTTTCAAACGCAGGATCGAGCCGAACAGCTTGATGAATGCCTTTTGCGCCGTTTCCCCAATGATTGCCTGCCCGAGCGGGAAACCAGTGATCAGATCGGCGACCCGCTTTTCGTATTCGCCGTAATATTCGGCATAAGGCTTGAGCAGCACGATGCCCTTGGCGTCCTTGTTGCCAAACAAGGCCAGAGCATCATTGGTTTCCTGCTCAAGATTGCGGAACGAAACGATGTTGCCATAGGTCTTGACGGAATTCAGGATGCGATTGGTTCGCGAATAGGCCTGGATCAGCCCGTGGGCCTTGAGGTTTTTGTCCGCCCAAAGGGTGTTCAGCGTCGTGGCATCGAACCCGGTCAGGAACATGTTGACCACGATCACAATATCCAGTTCGCGCTTTTTCAGACGCTGCGACAAATCCTTGTAGTAGTTCTGGAACTTGTCGGCAGACGTGTCGTAGCTGGTGCCGAACAGGGCGTTGTAATCCTTGATCGCGGCGTCCAGAAAATCGCGGGAACCCTGATCCAGCCCACCGGTCTCGAACTCTTCCTCGCCCAGCAGGCCGCCTTCATCGACTTCGTTTACGGCAAAGCTGTAGATCAGGCCGATCTTCAACCGCTGCGCTTCCGGTAAAGCCTGTTGCTGCTTGGCAAACTCCGCATAATAGCGCTTGGCCGCATCGATAGAGGCGCAGGCCAGTAGCGAGTTGAACCCGTTCAGTCGCTTGCCGTCATGCCGGTAGGAGCTGGCACGCCTGGTCTTCTGGTCGAAATGTTCGCGGATATAGCCGACGATCTGCGCAATCCGTTCGGGCGCCAGCAATGCGCGCTCGGTATCGATGGCGGACACCTGCTTGTCCTTGATGCCCGCCCCGGCTTTGATCGTGTTGATGTAATCGATGCGAAACGGCAGCACGTTCTTGTCGTTGATGGCATCGACGATGGTGTAGGTGTGCAGCTTGTCGCCAAATGCCTGGCTCGTGGTGCGGCGCATCGGATTTCCGCCGGTGCCGGAATTCTCGGCGAAGATGGGCGTGCCGGTAAATCCGAACAGGTGATAGCGCCGGAAAACGCGGGTGATTTCGGCATGCATATCGCCAAACTGGCTGCGGTGACACTCATCGAAGATCACGACCACATGGCTGTCGTAGACGGCATGCTTCTTGTTGGTGGCAACGAAGCGTGAAAGCTTCTGGATTGTTGTGATGATGATGCGGGCGTTCGGATCTTCCAGCTGCCGCTGCAGAACCGCGGTTGAGGTATTTGAGTTCGCCGCGCCTTTCTCGAACCGCTCGTATTCACGCATGGTCTGGTAATCCAGATCCTTGCGGTCGACCACGAACAGCACCTTGTCGATACCTGGAATACCTCGGGCCAGTTGGGCCGCCTTGAAGCTGGTCAACGTCTTGCCGCTGCCGGTGGTGTGCCAGATATAGCCGCCAGCGGCCAAAGTGCCCAACTGCTTGTGATTGGTGGCGGTGCCGATACGCAGCAATATCTGTTCGGCGGCCACGATCTGATAGGGCCGCATCACCAGCAATTTCCGGTCAACATCGAACACGCAATAGCGGGTCAGAACATTGAGCAGCGTATGCCGCGCAAAGAAGGTCTTGGTGAAGCCGACCAGCTCGGTGATGGGCTGGTTCTTCGCATCGGCCCACCAACTTGTGAAGGCAAAGCTGTTGGAGCTCTTCTGCCGGCTGCGCTTGCCGCGCTGTTCAGCCAGATGCCCGTCGCGCACGGTGTTGCTGTAATATTTAGTTAGCGTGCCATTGCTGATGACGAACAGTTGCACATATTCGAATAGACCCGACCCGGCCCAGAAGCTGTCGCGGCTGTAACGGTTGATCTGATTGAATGCCTCGCGGATGTCCACGCCACGGCGCTTCAGTTCGATGTGCACCATGGGCAAGCCGTTCACCAGAACGGTCACGTCGTATCTGTTAGCCCGCGCGCCCTCTACCTCGTACTGGTTCAACACCTGAAGCGTGTTGTTGTGAATGTTGGCTTTGTCGATCAGGTAAATGTTCTTGGTGGTGCCATCATCACGCTTCAGCACCTGCACATGGTCTTCCTGAATGCGCGCGGTCTTCTCGACGATGCCATCATTGGCGCTGGCGATGCAGGTGGTGAAGAAACGCTCCCACTCCGCGTCGGACAGCGAAACCTTGTTCAGTTTTTCCAGTTGAAAGCGCAAATTGGCGACAAGGCCTGCCTCGGACGTAACCGCCAGATACTCGTAAGCCTGGGCCTGCAACTGGCGGATGAAGGCCTTTTCCAGTTCGGCTTCCGACTGATAGCCAGCTTCCCCCGCGCCAGCAGCATCAGGCAGATATTCGGCGACGACCGTGCTTTCGCTCGACAGCGCGACGGGTTCGTACCGAGGGGGTGGCGCTGCCTCTTTCATGCGGCCTCGGCAAAGGTCAACAGGCGATCGCGGTAATGCTCATACTGCTTGCGGCGTGCGCGGATCTCGGCCGGGAGGCCACTGCAAAGATCGTTCACTAGCGCATCGAACTTGTCGAGGATGGCGACGATGCGTTCCTGCTCTTCGAGGGGTGGGACGGGAACCTTAATTTGCGACATGACATTGCTCATCAGTTTCGGGTTACCCATACCGCTGCTGACGTAGCGCTGGGCAAGTTGCCCCAAAATGAAAAACAGGAATTTTGTGCTCACTTCCTTATCATTTTTGACCCGAAGTAAGCCGCAGACGTTGGTGATGCTGAATTTCTTGTCTCGATGATAAAAGACCGAACCGGCATTCGCACCATCTGTTGTCCAAGTGATCGATTCAAAATCATAGTCAAAGGAATCGATATAGCCAAAAATGCCGCCGTTCGCCGTTTGCGACGAATAGACCGGGTATGTTCCGGCATGGTCGCGCAAATAATCTTTTGACATCACGCGCCCGCGATTGATCTGGCAAATCTCACCCAAGGTCGCTATCCTTGTTGCTTGCTTGCTTGCTTGCTTGCTTGCTTGGCTATCCGTGCGTTCGCCGAAGCTGAGCAGGGTATCGCGATAATGCTGGTATTGCCGCCGCCGCGCCTCCAGCTCCGCCTCCAGCTCCGCCTCCAGCTTGGTGAACCCATCAAGGATTGCAACGATTTCTCGCTGAATTTCGAGCGGAGGGACAGGTATTTTGATTTTGGCCAAGCTCTTCGCCGAAACGTCGATCACCTTCGTTCCCGTCGCGTGCCGTTTTTTCTCAGCAAAGAAGCTGGGCGTTTGCAGGTAATAAGAGAGATATTTGGCATCCTGGTCGTGCTTGAGCACCGTGGCATGTCCGCCTGTGACGATCTGATCACTCCCCAGCCACGCAACACCCTTGCAAACGTCGTCGATATTTTCGCTGGTGTTGGTAATGATCAAATCGCCCGGATCGACCTTAGCCAGCCGCGCAGCCTTTTCAGGCGGCACGAATGACTTTGTCTCGGTCGTCCACACACCATAGTAGGTGTAAATCTGGCCATAGTGGATGCAGCCTACTCCGGCATCGACGAAATCAGACTTCGGCATTCCGTTACCGCGAACGAGTTCGCCAAAATCACCTATCGCCCTGAAATCCACCCCGTTGGGGCACAGTTTTTCCAGCAGCGCGTCTATCCGGCTCATGCCGCCACTCCTTCCAGGTCGGCGACAATCGCGTCAATCGCACTGCGCAGATTGGCCTGGCGCTCAACAATGGCAGCGATCTCGGCATTCAGCGCGGTGATGTCTACCGCCTGCCGGTTGTCGACCTGTTCGACATAGGACGACACAGAGATGTTGTAGCCGTTTTCTGCAATCTCGCTGTTGTCCACCAGCCGCGCGAAGTGAGGTACGCTTTCCCGCGCCGTAAAGGCATCAAGAACCTTGTCGCGGTGGGCGGGCGCCAGCTTGTTCTTGTTGCCCTGCCGGGTAAATTCGGCGCTGGCATCGATGAACAGCGTGGCGTTGTCCGCCTTCGATTTTTTCAACACGACGATGCAGGTGGCAATGGTGGTGCCGAAAAACAGATCGGGCGGAAGCTGGATCACCGCATCGACATAATTGTTGTCGATCAGATATTGGCGGATTTTCTGCTCGGCCCCGCCGCGATAGAGCACGCCGGGAAATTCGACGATGGCCGCCGTGCCGTTCACCGCCAACCAGTGCAGGATATGCAGAGTGAAGGCCAGGTCCGCCTTGCTCTTGGGCGCCAGCACGCCCGCCGGGGCAAAGCGGGGATCGTTGATCATCAACGGGTTGGCGTCTCCATCCCACCGAATCGAATAGGGTGGATTGGAAACGATCGCCTCGAACGGCTCGTCATCCCAATGCGCAGGATCGGTAAGCGTATCGCCGTGCGCGATGTCGAATTTTTCATAGTTCACATCGTGCAGGAACATGTTGATCCGGCACAGATTGTAGGTCGTCAGATTCACTTCCTGGCCGAAGAAGCCCTGCCGCACCTTGTCGTGACCCAGCACCTTCGAAAAATTGAGCAGCAGCGAACCCGAACCACAGGCGGGATCGTAGACCTTGTTGACCTCGTCCTTGCCCGCCACAGTGATGCGGGCGAGCAGCTCGGAAACCTCCTGCGGGGTGTAATATTCCCCGCCCGATTTCCCAGCGGTAGAGGCATACATCTGCATCAGATATTCATAGGCATCGCCAAACAGATCAATGCTTTTGTCCGAAAATCCGCCGCTCGTCAGAGGCAGATCGCCGATGGCATCCAGCAGCTTTACCAGCTTTTCGTTGCGCTTGGCGACGGTGGGGCCAAGCTTGCTGCTGTTGACATCCAGATCGTCGAACAGCCCCTTGAAATCATCCTCGCTGTCCGCACCATTGGCGGACCCTTCGATCGCGGCAAAGATTTGCGAGAGCGTTTCATTCAGGTTGGCATCGGTCCGCGCCCGCTCCCGCACATTGGCGAATAAGGCGGACGGAAGGATATAAAAGCCCTTTTCCTTCACCGTTTCGGCACGGCCGAACTCGGCATCGGCATCGCTCAAACTGGCATAATCGAAGTCTGGCGTTCCAGCCCTTCGCTCCTGCTCGTTCAGATAACTAACGAGATTTTCGGAAATGAAACGGTAGAACAACATGCCAAGCACGTAGCTCTTGAAATCCCAGCCATCCACGCTGCCCCGCAGATCGTTGGCGATCCGCCAGATGGTTTTGTGCAGTTCGGCACGCTCGGCTTCCCTGAGATTACTCATCGGCGAGCGCTTTCGCCTGACGCGACGGAAGGTCCGCCTTTGCTCACCTGATCAACCATTTTGCCCCGCTTCCATCGCCTTCAATCGTTCATATTCTTCGACCGCCAGTACCACGACAACCGCCCTTCCATGCTTTTCGACCGTGACAGGTTCTGCCCGTGCCGTGTCGATGAGCTTACCGAAGTGATACTTCGCTTCCTTGGCAGAGATTGTTTGCATGGTTTGACGCCCGCTATCGATCTGCTACTTTTGGCCAAAGTGGCCACAAAAGCAAAGCGATTTTCCATGCGTCCTCGTTCCATCAACATTTTCCTGCTCGATGGTGATCCGGATGGCATTCGTGTTGCCCAGATATCGATGTCGACGATCCAGGCCATCGCGTTCCGCAAACTTCAGATGAAGCAGGTGCGAGCAACATTTCCCGAGCTTGCACGGCCTGGGGTGTATCTCCTGCTAGGCTTCGATGAGGCGCAGCCAGATCGGCTAATGGCCTATATTGGGGAGTCCGAGGGCGTGGCCAATCGGCTTCAATACCATGCCGGGAATGACAAGGGCGTGGATAGCAAACCCTTCTGGACTGAGACTATCGTCTTGGTAAGCAAGGACGAGAACCTCACCAAGTCCCATGCCCGCTATGTTGAAGCGCGGCTAATTGCCGATGCGGGCCTGAATCCTCGTTGGACACTTCTAAATTCCCAGAAGGCAAGCGAGGTCGGAAAGCTGCCATTACCGGATCGGGCGGCCATGGAAGAGTTCATCGACCAGACAAAGACGCTGGTCGGCGCTCTCGGCTGTGATCTGTTCAAGGTCGTATCGGGCGATCTGACCAATGGAAACAAGCTCGAAATCCCGACTTCGGTATCCACACCGAATGTTGTTTTCGCGTATCGCGGCCAAGGGTTCGCCGCTCAGATGTCGATCACGGCCAGCAGCGAGTTCGTTGTGAAGAAAGGGTCTGTCGCCCGGATCAAAACGACGAACACGATCCCCAAGGGGACTGTTGCCCTGCGCTCTGATTTGCTCGCCAAGGGCATTCTGGTGGAACATAACGACGGCCTTCTGTTCACCTCGGACTGCATCTTTTCCTCTGTTTCGGCCGCCGCAGCTACGGTTACGGGGGCGGCGGCTAACGGCCGAATCTTGTGGCGATTACAAGATGGCAGAACCTATGCGGAATGGGAGGAAGCGGAGAACGCTTCATCCTCGTCAGATCCGATTGTGCAGGACTAGCCGCACGGCTTGCGCGGGTGATCAGAATTACCGTCTTCGCCGTGGAGCGCAACAGGTTGGATGCGGGAGGGATTTTGTCGCTCTACCGGCGTCCAATGGCAAAAGCGGTAGCCGGAAAAAATTAATAGAATTAGCAAGTTATAGCTCTACACCAGATTAGGTGCGGTCGAGAGCTTCAGAGAATATCGGCCGGAAGAGAGCATAATTGGGCTGATGCCGCTGACGAGCGGTGGAGAGGCTGTTGCCTATAACCCTTGAAATGCACGGGATTTTTGCCGCCCGATCCACAGAATAGAACGATTCCAATGGGTTAAATGGCG